TCACGAATCAGCGCGTCAATCGGCACGATGCTGTCACGAAGAAGCTCGTCGGATGCGCGAGTAATTGCGCCTGCCTTGAAGCTGTCGAAGACAACGGTGCTGAATGTGTCATTGCTGATCGAGTAGGTGCCAGCTTCTGAGATCGAGCTTGAAGCGAGCTTCGGAGCGTTGATCGGAGCGGTACCTGTGTCGAACTGAACAACTGGGTAGTTGATCTTGTCACCCGATGAGGTGGTGAAAGTCCGGGCCAAACCAAGGACCGGGCTCTGAGCCGTCAGCGAAGCAATAATGCTCGAGCTGAACTCTTGGGGAACAAGGTAACCACCAACATTGCTGGTGCCCTTAACAAGATCTGCACGCTGCTCACCACGAAGGTAAGCATCGAACGAGCGCTTGTAATCCTCAGTTGAGGTTGGGTCAGCGTTCTCAATGCGAGTCTCGCCAAGGTCAACAGTCTCGCCACCTGCAAGGGCAAGGCTGCGGGCCTCTTCGTCAACTGCTGGCACTTCGCGTGCTGCAAGACGATCACGGGCCTCAAGGGCACGGACGGCTGCATCATGATCCGCTTCAATGCGGGCGTACTTCTCTGAGGTCTCGGCGTCGAAGCCCTGTGGGTTCGAGTCAAGCAACTCACGCATCTCAGCCAGCGTCTTGCCAGCCTCGATCTTAAGGTTGTCTTCCATTAGAAGACTCCTTTCGTGTTGTATTTACTTGGACTGCGCGAGCTTTCGCTCACGCAAACGGATCTCACGCTCTCTTTGAGCGCGTTCCGCTTCAACCCGGCGTGCCATGTCAGAAGCCTGCTCACCCTGCTCCACGCCGGAGGCCGGGGTGCCTTGCTCTTCTGACCTGCTCGAAGATGAATTGCCAACACCGGCAGTTGCACTGGTGTAGGCAGGTGTTGTGACTGGAGAAACATCAACCAGTCCACCAAACTTTGTAATCGTCCTGAGAAGCATTCCGTCGCCCTGCTCTTCCCAAGTTTGCCCGTCACCCTTTGGTGGCATACGGAACGCGAACGATGACTGCGTGACAATGCCACTCTCAAGGAGCTTGCGGAGATCGTCACCATAGGAAAGGCCAGCTGGCACCTTGGCCGTGTACTTCAGGCCGCGTGGTGTCTCTTCGAGTTGAAGGGAACCATTAGTGCTGCGTGCCAGGGGCATGTCCTGAGAGTGGTTAAACAGGACGCGAACATCCAGTTCAGGGCTGTTTAGAACCTCTTTGAACGCTCCGCGCTTAATGACCTCCGTGAACCCGCCAAGGTCTTGCGATGGGCTGTCAAACACGGCTGCAAGGCCTGTGAGAGTCCAAGAACCATCCTGCTGGGCGCGTACTTCCATTGTGCAAGGCGCGTGCCGTTGCTCAACAAGCGTGGAACCCTCGCGGATCTCAGCAAGTAGCTCTGGCTGGTTGCGAAGCTCAACCTCACCAATGAATGAGCGCTCCATCTCAACCATGCCGTAGTCCTCTTCTTCAACCTCAGTGGACTCATCTGGGTTCATTGGAGCTACAACCGGGGCTTCGGCAGCGTTGCTAATTGAGCGCGTCAGCTGCCAACGCCACTTGCGCTGGTCGTCAATGATCTCAGCAAGGAAATTGGCGGTGCCAATCGTCTCATCAAGCTCGTTGGCGCAGTCATAGGCGTCCTCGAGGCTGTCGAGGAGCATGTCGTTGAGGTCACGAAGGTCAGTAGCGAGTACCTGTGGGTCGTCACTGTTAATTGGGCCCGGTTGAATCGTGGCCCGCTGGACGATCTCGGCAAGGTTGTTAGGCGCATCCGTGTCAAGCTTGAGCAGCTGCTCGGCAAGACCGTCAATGTGCTCATCAGCCGACTCATAAATCGTCCTGAAGAGTTCGTGATAAGCGCCAAAGGCAGGGCCCTTCACATTCCAATGATGGCCGTGAGCCCTCATCTTGAAGTTAATGAGATCCGCAAGTGCCTCGCTCAACTCTTCGATGCAGTCGGCACGATCGACAATCTCTTCTGCGGGCGTACCTTCGCCCGGCTCTGGCATTACCTGCTCGTTGTCGGCCATGTTGCCAACCTCCTGTAGGGACTTCTGGTTTTCTTTGTCAAGCTGGGCGACCTTGCGAGACGCCCAGCCGGCAGCGGTTTCCCCTCCCCACAACAGGAAGGCGACATAGCCTGGTGTTTCCTCGCCGGCCTTATCCCAGCCGGGCTTACGATCCGAGTTGTGACGCGCAAACCATGCGGGCATGGAACGCACCTTGTCCGGGCTCAAGAGCTTCTGAGCGGCCATACGACGCGCATCGTTAATTGTTTGATCCTTCAAACCATCACCACCACGCCCAGCCTCGAGCAGGGCAAGGCCCTTCTTCGCAGCTGTCGCAATCTGCTTAGTGGGAGTCAGATCAACCATCATGTTTAAGCGCCCGCTGGGTTAACGACTGGCTCTGGTGGCTTCTGGTCAACTGGTACAGCATCCGGCTCCACTGTCAGATCCGGAGACTCAAGCGAAGGGTCACCAATCGGGTTCAAGTCAAGGTTGCCGCGAACCTCATTGACGCTAAGCACGCCAGCCTGCAAGAGGCTGATGTCAGTCGTTGCCTGCATGGCACGATCGCCGCGCATCATGTCCGAAGTGTCAAAGCGGCAGAAGTAGTTAGCGCCAAGACCATTGCTCTTGAACACATCATTGTCTTGAAGCAGTGCGCCCTCAATGCGGTTCATCCAGCGTTGAAGCGTGTAAGTAACGAGATCTGAGCGCTCCCAGTTCGCATTCGTGTAAGTAAAGGTGTCCTTCACATCAGTCATCAGCTGGCGTGGTGGAATGCGGAACAGCTGCGCAATCCTGATGTCGCTCAAATTGAGGCTCATCATCAGCGCACGGTCAGCCTCTGGGAACGCGAGGGGCTTCCACTCCATGCCCTCTTCGAGGACAACTGTGCTGGCAGCATTCGATGCGCCACCATGCCTTGACTGGAACTGTGCGCGCAGACGCTCAGCAGCCTCAGCGCTAAGCCTGTTCGGATGCGTCAATGCTCCGGCTGGGCGGGCTGCGTTAGCCCAGAATGTGCCCTGATGGCGCTCGAGGGCTTGCTGAATGCCAAGTGTTTGACGGGCCTGCTGGATTGGGCTGAAGCCCACCATGCCGTCAAAGCTCAAGCCCCTGAAGTGAATGAAAGTGTCGCGGCTATAAGGGCCCTTTCCGTCCACATAGTATTCCGGGAAGCCAGTGTGAGGTTCACGGCTGATGCGCATACGCGATGGGCTAATCGGCCAAAGGTTTGCCAAGAGTCCCGTGTTCTTGTCAAATTCCTTCATCAAGAACCCGTTGCCCCACATCAACATGCCCGCGACCAGCGCCTCGGTCATTTCCGATGCGCTCATCAGCGGATTAGGCTGAGTGGTCAGCAAGCGAGAAGCCCTGTGCTGCGGGGCAAGCTCCTTACCACCATCCGGCAGGCTCCTATACACCCGCAACGGCATCGTGGAAATCGCCCCGGCAATAAGGCTCACAGCACTAAAGATTGGAACCAGTCGAAGGCTCTTCTCAACCGTGACGCTCTCGCCCGTGTAGGTGGGCTCCAAAAGAAGCGCATCCCGGAGCATGTCGTTAATAGCAGGGTCACTGATCGAAATAGACCCATAATTCCGCTGTGCAATGCGGCTCAGAATGCTCAAGACCTACTCCGTTCAAGTTGAAGTGCAATCCACGCTGCGAGAGCACCCGCTGTGGCTATTCCAAGCGGTGTAGACGCCATAAACGCGCCCGTCAGAACCGCTGATACCCCCAAGGCAAACAACACGACAGGAACGCTAAAAACGCTTCTCATAGGACGATCATTTCCCTCTCGTCGTAGACGCTTCCACTGTTAGCCGCCTGATCGGCAGCGATCGTGAACGCAAGAAGCAACGCAATCAGCGCGTCAATCTTGCCGCGTCCCGTTTGCCCCCTGGGGGCCTTGGCAATACGCCAGCCCCGCTCCGTCATCTTTATTGCGCCAGCCTCAACATGCGCTTGCAGCTGCAAGTCACCGTTATGAACTAGCTCTCCCCTGTTCACAGCCTCCAACAACCTCGAGCAAGCCGGAACCGTTCGCTCATTCGTCATAGGAAACTCGATCATCACAGCGCCCCTAGCTTCAAGCTCCTGTGCGGATCTGGCAAACGACCATCTATCGAAGACAACGCCGTGAACCTCAAACTTGTCATGCAAGTCAATGATGTGATTCTCAATCAAAGCGAGATCGAGTTCGCCACCCTCCGGCGGTGTAAAGATCTCAGCCTCAACGGCCCAACGCTCATCCTCAAGCTGATGAACAACGGTAACGGCACTCGTATCGTGCCGAAGGCCAATGTCCACACCAATCCAAACGCGGGCATGCTCGGGAATAACAAGGTCGTAGTCAGCAAGTGTTCCCCACTTGCCAGGCTCAATCCAACTGTCTTCCAGATTCGTAACCCACTGGTTGCAGGCGTACCTAAGCCATTCGCGCTTATGCATCGACGGGCTCTGATGCCGCCTGCTCAAATCCTCAATCGTTACGAAGCTTGATGGGTTCGCCTTCTTAACGATATCCATGTCGTCGCAATCTTCGCCCTCTGGGACTTCCCACATGTGAGCAACGAAAGAGCCGTCGGGGCTACGACTGCGAATGTGAAAGCCAGTCTGTTCGCGGTCTTCCAGAAGATGCGCTCGCTCACGGAGTTTGCCCAATGGACTTTCAAGATCAGCCCCCGCCGTTGAAATCGTGACCATCTGACCCTTGTCACGCTTGCCAAGACCATCGCGGGCAATGGCGTAAAGGTC